ACATGGCCCAGCTTGTGGTGGAACGCCTGACCTTTACCAAACAAGAGTCATACACCAATGCCGCTATGCAGTGGGGCACAGACACAGAACCCTTTGCTCGTGCCGCTTATGAGGCCGCACAGGGCGTAATGGTGGAGGAAGTGGGGTTTGTACGTCATCCAACAATTGAGTGGGCTGGTGCGTCACCTGATGGGCTTGTTGGGGACGATGGATGCATTGAAATCAAATGCCCAAACACTCTCACCATGATTGAAACGCTGCTATCCCAAAAAGTGCCAGGAAAATACTTTACCCAGATGCAGTTTCAGCTTGCTTGCACAGGGCGCAAGTGGTGTGACTATGTGGTGTTTGACCCAAGAATGCCAGCTAAAGCGCAATTGTTTGTCAAACGGGTTGACCGTGATGACACATACATCGCAGAGATTGAAGCAGAGATTGTTAAATTTCTTGCTGAAGTCAAATCCCAAGTTCAACAACTCAACGCAATCATTGAAAGCCAACCATGAAATATGACATTAAATTTCCCGCCCGTACTTACAAAGTCCAAGGCGTTGACAAAACTTATTGGACAACCCACGGCACTTTGTGGGTGGATGACAAAACCCAAAAGATGACTATCCAGCTTGATTCACTTCCGCTTTACAAAGACTTCACAGGAAAAATGTGGGTTTTTGAACAAAGTGAATTTGCCCCTAAAAACGATTTTGGTGGTGCGTCCCGTGATGGTTTGCCTGATGACGATCTGGCGTTCTGATCATGCTTACATTTCCAAGGGTTCGCAGTTCTGACCCGCTGACCTCATTCCAGGCGGCGGATTCAGCCAAGGAATTGGCTAACAAGCACGGCTTGTTAATCGTAGATTGTCTCCAGCGTTTTGGCGCAAGGGGCAAGGATGGCATCGCTGAGTTGACTGGGTTGGATGGCAATCAAGTGGCAAGGCGACTGCCTGAACTGAAACTACTGGGGCTGGTGGAATTAACTGGGCAAGTTACTAAATCAAAATCAGGCAGGGCAGAACGTGAATGGCGTTTTGTACCTGTGCAGAAGGAGTTGATATGACTGAAGAAGATGAAGCATTTGAGGAACTCAGCCGCAAACAAGGTTATTGGGGCTTACAGGGGTCACGCAAACACCAGATCATGCGCTATGTTGAAAATGCTGAAAGCAAGGGAACAAGCATGACTGACAAAGAAGCAATGAAGCTGGCGCTGGAGGCGTTGCAAACACTAATGCTTGAGCGTGGTTCGATTTATGAGCAAGCCATCACCGCACTTAAAGAACGATTGGCACAGTGCACAGAGGAAAAAAACACATGATGGGTTTGTTTTTGGTCTTGTGCCTGGGCGCTGCCGTTGTGGTGGCAGTCGCCTGGGTATTCGTTCAGATACTGCTATGGATGGAGGAATAACGCCCGTTCATCCTGGCGGCGTTTAACCAGCCCTGGCAAGACTTTGCCACCGCCCTTGGTGTACTTTAGAAATTCATCCGCAGCACCCGCCTTGTCGCCTCTAAGCACCTTCTGGCGTAGCGTTGAACGCTGGGTTGTTCCCAAGCCGCAGTTAAAAGAAAAAGAAACAAGGCTATCAAACATCCCTTGGCTGAGATCGACAGGAAATAAAGTGTGTACTCCACGTTCAAACCTTGTAAGATCGTTTCTGAGAATGGCATTTACTTCTTCTGCTGAAAACGTGCGATTATCTTCTGGGCGTAGCTGATAACCATCTCTTTGATCGACAGGCATCTTGCCTTGATCTGGGTATAGAACATGACCAACTCCAATCGTCCAAAGTTTTGCTGGGCAACGGTAAGGCTTAAACCTCACCCCTTCATGGTGCTTGACCATCTCCACAGCTTCAAGGCTGATGTTCATTTTTTGAACGCTTGACCGCCAAACCAAAAACTGACAATGCAAGCCCAGATGATTTGCGTTTCATCATCCCACAGGTGGTTTAACGCCACATCAAAAGCTACATCTGTGTGCCAAGCATAGTAAAAACCAAAGATTTCAACAAACATAAACATCACAAACATCCCGTAAGTAATGACGCTACGGGTTGCCGCCCTCATGTTGATTACCCAGGTTGATGCACCTTGGCCTAGCGCCACATCATGGGCATACAGGGCTTGACGTTCTTGCATGGCGGTCTGGGCATTGGTGACCTCGGCGTTAATCTGTATCTGCTCAGTCTGGATATGCTCAATGCGTTCCTGTGCTTCCAAGCCAGCTTTTTTAAGGGTTAGTTCCCGTTCAGTCTGCATTGCCGCCAGCGCCAGTTCATGCTTCTTGTCGGCACGGTCTTGGACAAATTCAAGGATTTTGGGCAGACCACCCATCAGGAAGCTGACTAGGGATGAAAACAAGGTTAGCATTTTTTAGCCTTTTAAATCAAAACTTAGATTTGCATGGCGGGGGTATTGAACAACACGTTCACCCTCGGGACATTTGTATTTGATCGTTGCCAGCAAAGTTGCCTTGCCTTCAGCAATCTTTTCTTTTCTCACCATCGTCAACTGGTAGGTAAACGTGTCAATCTCTGGCCCTGCTGGGCCGCTGAATCTGCTTGCCGTGGTGGTCGCCTCATGCACCATACCCGCCGCATCCCGAATGCTTGGCGTAAAACTTTCAACAGAACAATCGTCCCGTTTTTTTATTCGTGCAACAGTGACATTTATGGGTTGTCCAACCTCTGCCACAATTTTAAAATGCTCTGGTGACCATTCAAGAATGGCCCGATCAAACCAGCCAAACTTGTCGGCTAACGTGTAACTGCCACCCAGTGCGGCAACGCTTGCGGCAACAGCGCCAATGGCTTTGGTTAAGTCAATCATGCTTTTCCCAGATTAATTTGATTTGCCAATCCAATGGGACACATAGCCCATCGCACTAGAAATGGCAGATACCAGCGCCATACCAGCCCAGAACCCGCCTCGACCCTGATTGGCAAGGGCAACCAGTTGTTCTAGCTGGCCTTCCATCTTGGTCATCTTCTTGTCCATGTCATCAAATCGGCGCTCGTAGTCCTCGACCTTTTGCCAAAGAACGCCATATTTAACTAGGTCAATGTCTGCCATCATTGCCCCAAGTCTTGAATCTTGTTCTTGCCTGTTTGCTTGCCAAGGGCCGTAGCTTTTTCAATATCTTTTTGGGATTTTTTAGCCTCTTTGGTCAATGCTTTTTCTTCTATCTTGGCTTTATATTTTGCGCCAGCTTGTTGCCCAAGATAAGTACCAACGGCAGCGCCAGGGGCTTCACCAACAAATCCGCCAAGGGCCGCACCAGCGCCAGCACCAATCTTAGGTAAGTTACCTTCAATCACGCCAACCCGTCTAGCTTGCAATGCCGCACCCTCATAGGCGTGGATTCCTGGCACTATCTGCCCAACCGTGTTTAACAAGTGAAACTTGCGAACTTCATCAGGTGGGAATGTTTCTAAAATCTTTTCACCCACCAATGAATTCATTGTTTTGTTGGCTGAGTTTTGATTCCACACGCCCATTTTGTCTGACCCAGCTTTTTGCACTTCACGGGCTAAAGCACCATCAATTTCAGCAACAGCGGCGGCAGCGGATTGGCGCAACTCTTGTGGAACTGGCGGCATACCTTCGGGCGCACCCTTTACATTTCCATTTGCAAGATCGTTCAAAGTTTCCCGAATGTGCCGCCATTGGTCTTTGGGCAAGTTGTTTAACTTAGATGGGATTTTTTCCAATGGGGTGGATGATGTAATCACCCCGTTTTTGTCCATCTCACCAAACAAAGTTTTAATGCCTTTAGAACCAAAAATGGTTTTTTCAACTTCATGGATTCTGTCACCCAACTTGTACAAAGCAGGGTCAGCAACTGCCGCTATGTCTTTATCAATAGCTTGGTTAACCCGCCGAATGGCGTTAGCGTTTTGCGGTGTCCAATCGGCATTGATTGCTTTACGCACGGCATCATAAGCAGCGACAGACCCAGGTGGATGCATCACGCCGTTAATATCTTCAAACCCAACTGTCTTTGCAAGGTTCAAATAATCTTTGGCGGCTGACTGTACGCCTTCAACGCCTTTGATTTTTAGCCCTGCCGCCCATTGGGGGTTTTTCAGCAAATCATCAACATGGGTTGTTTTGATTTGATTGTTACCAACCCTTTGATATGCCGAATCGTAAACCTGTTTTTTGGCTTGGTTCAAATACCCCATGATGCTGGACGATGCAATGTCATCAGGTGATGTTCCATACAAAACATCATTGATACGCCCACCACGTTGTTCGTCATTGATCAAATTGCGTGATGCGCCCGTGGCATCAACTCGTTCATCTGCGTACTTTGACAATGCAATTTGTTCATTGGCAATTTGCTGTTTAAATAATTGGCCCTCTGGCGTGTCTAGTTTTGCTTTGGTGTGCTCATTACGCAATAAATTTTCATTGCCCGTCACGACTCCTGGCCTCACGCCAATTCCTGGCATTACTTCTTGGACAGCTTGTGATCGCAATATTTGCTCGTTAACAGGCACATCTGTTGGAGTTTTGGAAAGTTTAATTTGCGGGAATTGCCCCCGCACAGTTTCCTCGCCAGTAATTTTCCCAGCAAAAGGATTGCTTGTGGCGGCGGCTGCGCCAGCACTTCCCGCTGGCGCTTGCTTGGCCTCAAACTGGGCTTGCGCTTGATCTTTAGTTAACGGCTTGCTTATTTGCAATTCAGCGGCGGCTTGCTTTACTGGTGTGGTGACAGCTTGCACCGCTTCTTTAACAACAGGTGCGGCCTCTCGCAATGCTTGTGGCACAGCGACAGACCCAATGACAACCATGTTCCTAATATCTTCTGGCGGCAAATTAACATTAAATTTGGCTTTTAGATTTTCGGATATTTGCTCTGGAGTCATCCCCAAAACATTAAACAATCGATTGGCTTCTTTGGCAATTGTTTCTGTAATGCCGCCTAAAGGCTGCTGATAGGTTTCTTTACCAGTAAGGCCAAATGCTTTGCCCAAAGGCTTATCAATGCTTGCGGCGGCGGCTTGCCCAGTTTGCTCTGCTCGTTCGGGGCTTTGTGCCGTTCTTGCCAATGCTTGTACTGCCGCACCATACGTTGCGGGAACAATGCCATAAAGGGTATCAATAGCGCCAGCGACACGCTCGGGAATTTCACGCTTAGTTTCTAGCGCACCTTTTAGGAACTTGCCAACCAATTGGCGAACGCCCCCAGGCTCAGTAACCTGTGCCGCAGTTTGTGCAATAGCTTGCCGTGCGCTATCTGTAGGCGGTTGTTGAATCGTGGCAGCGGGGGCAACTTGTGGGGCGGCAGGGGCGGCTTTTGCTGAAGTGGGTGCAGTAGTAGTCTTACCAGACAAAAAGGCTTCTAGCGGGTCGCCAGAGGCGGCAACTGGTGCAGATGGTGCGGTGGGTTGTGCCGTAGGTTGCGTGGTGGGTTGTGCTTTACTTGCTGGCGCACGGGATATTTCCCTAGACAGACCAGCAATGTCGGCTTCTAACCGCATTTTTTGTTTTGGGTCAGTTGTTTTTGTCAACGCATCTTGCGTTTTGCTCAATTCAGCTTGCAAAATAGCCAACGAATCTTTATCCCTTTGGGCCTGTACATCAGACGCAACTCGGGTTGATTCAATTGATTTTTTAGGCGGTTCTGCTACCGCTTGCCCACCACCAAGAAATTTTTCCAAAGCATCCATTAGAAATCCTCTGGCGTAAGTGGTTCAGCTTGTACACCTGTGGCAGCTAGGCTTTTCAAATTCCTATATTGTTTAAGAATTGTTTTGCGTTTTTTCTCAGTTGGAAAAAGTTTTTTAAATTCTTCTTGTAATTTATTCGGGTCAGTTTCTTTTTCCAAAAGATTCATAGCTTCAAAGATTCTTGTATCTCTAGCATTAGCATTCCAGGCTTGTTGGTAAGCCTTCATGTTGTTGTCGCCAAATTTTTCAGAAAACTTTTGTGCACCATTGGCTTGCAAATTAACATTGGTTAAATCTGCATCAACTCTACGGGCAATTTTTACCAAAACTTCTGGGGGCACTTTAACCGTCCCGTTAGCCACCGCAGACATATCTAAACCAGCAACAGTACCGCCAACAGAACCCATCGCTTTGGAGGTGGTTATAGCCATGTTTGCTAAGTCTTTGGCAAGCATATCGTATTCGCTACTTTTCATTGCAGACAATGCTTTTTGCTCTAACCGCCCCAATACGCCACCGCCTGGGAAAAGTAAATTTTCACCGATGCCAGATGCTGTCTGCATAACTTCTTCAACATTTCGGCGACCTTGCGCCAAACCCATTTGACCATTAACCAAGTTATTACGATATTCAGCGCCAGCGGCTTGATCTTTTTGCTCGGTTGGTTCTGCAATATAAGGCTGGTCTGCTCTGCGAACAGGATAAGGCACACGCATACCTGGAGCAATATCAGCGCCAGCGCCAACAACGCTTGGCCCACCAGTTGAAGGCACATTTGCTTGCAACCCGCCAGCCGTGCCAATGGTTGCCGTGGGCATTTCGCCAGCAACCGATGGTTTTGTGGTGACTGTTTTGCCTTCTGCTGTGGTTGCAACCGTTGGCGCAAATGTGGTTTGTTGCTGTGCTGGGGTTAGCAAAGTGTTTGCACCAGCAATTGCCTTTGCTGGCAAATCTGGCCCTGACTTCATTTCAGTTTGCCAAATGGTTTTGTATGCATCAAGCAATCGATGTGTGTCTGGGTCATCTGGATTTTCTTGTTTCATCAAATCCATTTCTTTAATATAAGGCTCAACTTGTGTGATACCCAAACGACCAAGAAGTGCAAATCTTGAGGCAATTCTTTCTTTTGCAGTTGCAGTCAATTTTTGTTTTGCATCAATTGCATCAGTTTGCGCTTTACCCAAAGTGGTGTATTTGTTGATGTACTCTGAACCCGTCAATGGGGCATACTTTGGAACAACAGCGTTGATCTTGTCAATGTCAATGCGCCCATTGGTTTGGAAATTATTGGGGTCAGAAA